AGATGCGAAAGTATCTTCAGGATCCGACTAAGATTCCTCCGCCGAGCATGAGAATAAAGTCGCTCAAGGAGTATTCTCAGGTGATCGAGATGCTCGCCAAGGTAGCAGATTCAGTTCGCGCTCTGGCCGCGCCGGTCGATCAGGACAATCAGGCTAAAGTCCAGCTGACAAAGGGTGCCAAATCAAAGGCGCTACCAAAGTCTCAGCAGACAGAGGAGGCTATATTGCTTGCTCAGCTAGTTCAGGATCCAGAAGATGAGTGATATCAAGAATATATGCTCAGTTCCCGGCTGCGTAAAACCGCTTAAGGCCAAGGGTTACTGTGGCAATCATTATAAAAAGTTTATTGAGCTGCCTAAAAAAAGGGCAGATCAGACTGCTCTTAGTAAAGTAGCAAAGCAGCAGCAAGCTTCTCAAAGAATGACTGAGCGTGCTTCTAAATTTACATTAGAGCAATTAGAGCGAGTTTTTTTAACGCCGTGCCGAACAGAGGCAGATTTAAAAAATTATATAAAGTATTTTTTTAATTTGCAGTTGCCAGACTGTAAGGTGTCTCGTTATGCAGATACAACACCATTTCACGCAATATGGGATGTTTATAATATTTGCGTAAACAGCAACAATCCAGAAAATGTTCAAGAATTATTGTATGTTGCTGGTCGTGGATCTGGAAAATGTACGGTCAAAGGGACTAAGATACTAACTAATCAAGGCCTTAAATCTATTGAAGACATTATTGTAGGCGACAGCGTCTGGACTGGCTGGTCTTGGAGACCAGTGACTCAAACATTTGATGAAGGAATTAAAAACGGCGTCACGCTAAACACCAAGCATCTTATAAAACATGGTGCATGGTCGCTTACAGGATCTCTCAAGCATCGCGTACAGGCGCTCCATCCTGATACCGGCAAGATTGACTGGGTGCATATGAAAGATCTCACTCCTGGTCAGCTCATCTATAGGTCCATGGAATCTTTGGGGCATCTTGTAGATACTTCATCTATGGATTATGAGCTTGGCTGGATTGTTGGCTGTATTACCGGTGACGGATGCGTTGGTAGAGGTCACAACAAGAACATATCGCTGTCTGCAAAAGACCCGCACCAGTTGGATCATTACGTAAATCTAATTGCAAAACATCTTGACGTTGCCATTAACGTCAGAAATGACCACAAGTCTGCCTTGATTAAAAATGCATCATCTTCAGTCAAGGCATTTAGAGATTTCGTTAAGACCTACATAGATGGTGAACTTTGTTACTTTAAGAAGCTTAAGACACTAGACCACAGCCCCAGTTTCCTGGCCGGTTTCATATCTGGGGTGATGGAGACCGATGGCTCAAAGGACTCCATAACGCTTGCAAATCCAGAGTTGATACAGCAGATCGCCCAGATACTAAATATATTCGGCGTACACGCGGCGATAAATAAGAAGCGTCGCAGGCCATCGACTACTAAGTTTGTAAAAGACCATGTAGTTGAGTACCATTCGGCGGAATACAAGACACCGCTGCCCGAGTATCTGATGCCTCTTTTCTCAAAGCGAACCGCCTTTAAAGATTACGCCGCCAAGATGAACGAGCAGTTCAGGTATCCATCAGTTCTATTAAAAGCCTTCGCGGACCACATAAAAAGCAGATACGAGATATCAAATGGATACTGGCGACTAGAGGCCGGCAAGAAAACTCACTCCAACATAAAGTACTCTAAGGATCTATGGGGCAACGGCGATAAGGCCAAAGAATCGTACGTATACGGCTACAAGATCGACTACTTCATAGAATTGGCAAACCGCCTAGAAGAATATGATTGGGCCCATTATCTCTCATTTATAAGGAAAGGCTGTTACGAGGTCGTAGACAGCATTGCCTTTGGCAAACATTACTTTCACGACCTTGAGGTAGACGTCGACCACGCTTACTGGTCCAACGGCTTCATAAGCCACAATACCCTTGGCATGGCTATAGCTGAACTTCTAGTGCTTTTGCATGATCAGCGAGACGTTGTTCATGTAGGGGCCATTCTTTCTCAAGCTAAACGATGCTATGAATATCAGCAAAAATTCTTGATGTCCGATAGAATTAAGCCCTTAGTGTTGCCGCCTAAAACTCAAGAAACAGATCGCATCTTAGAAAAGTCTACGATGGAGAAGTCTGTTTTCAATGTCTCTAGCGAAAAGATAACACTAGAGGTTCTTCCTTGCACCATGCGTGCCCTAAACGGACCGCACGTCCCTCTGGTCGTTGTCGATGAGATAGATACGGTTTCTGGTGAGGCTGTAAAAGCATACAAAGAGATTTCTGGTATGCTTGACTCAAAACGAGGAAAGAAGCCCCTTAGGGTTGGTATCTCTACGCGTAAGTCTAGATATGGCCTTATGAACCAGGCAATCGAGAATGCAGAAAAGCAAGGACGCCATGTTCGTCGCTGGACAGCGTTTGAGTTTACGGAGAGATGTCCAGATTCAAGATCTGGAACCGATAAGCAGACATACTACATCGACCAGCAATCTTTTGATGTTCGTCTTCCTTCTGAATATAACAAGCTCGGGGATCAGAAAAAGAAAGATTATGCACCCTACGAGATGTACTCTGGATGCTACAGGTGTCCTCTTGCACCGATCTGCTTAGGCGATGCTAAGAATCAGATATCAACTTCACCTATGCTTAAGTCTATAGACGAACTTTCGCAGAAGATATTGTCCGAGGGCCCAGATTGGGCGATGTCTCAGTTGATGAACCTAAAGCCTTCCGTAGAGGGTATCGTCTTTAAAGAGTTCGATGAGAGAACCCACGTCAAGACTTGGAATCAGATGTGGCATATACTAACAGGAAAGGAGTTTCCTGGCGAGTGCAGCCACGACATCTTCGTTAAGAAGTGTCATGCCATGGGTCTACCAGCGTACTCCGGTATCGACTGGGGATGGTCTAACCCTCACACATTAGTAACCTTTTTTGTTGATTCTAAAGAAAACATCTACGTCGTTAGGTGCGACGGCATGACCTACATCTCTCGTCCAGCATGGATGCATCACATCAAGAACAAGTGGAATCAAGTCTACCGCACGCAGCTGTACTTTCCAGATCAAGCAGATCCCGGCGACGCTGTCGAGATGCGTAAGCTAGGTCTACCAACTTCAACAAATACCGACAAAGGTCAAGTCAACACCGGTATCCAGATCATTAAGAAGTGGCTTAAAGTTCCAGGGATTGGTGAGCCTAAGATATTCTTAGCGCAGGAGACGTGTCAGCCCTTGATAAGGGAATTTCAGCTGTACCATTACAAGGTCGATGCATCCGGCCAGATCACAGACGATCCAGACACAGAGCATGACCACTGGATCGACGCCATTCGATACGCTATGACAAACCTCTTCGGAAAATCCGCAGTAATACTCTCCTCCGCTGGCTTAGACGTTGACATGGCTAAACTAGTAGATAGCACTGGCAATTTCTTTAAACCGCCGACGCCAGAAGAATACGCTAAAGTTAATAATCTTCCGTTTAATCCAGAAGTTAATACAGATAAGATGGGTAAAATAGGTAGGTTATCGGATCTAGATGACGACGAGGATCAAGGTATGGATGGCGGTTTCATATGGACACTCTAGCCGTATAATGATATCGTCTTATCACCGCAAGCTCGGAGACACAAATGTCTTGGATTGAAGATGTCAAGAAAGCAATAACAGATTCCCTTCGCAAAGATATCGAGGACTTAACTAAATCAGAGGCGGATCGCCTAGGGGACACTCCTCAGCCAAGCAATGAATCTCAGAGGGATCAAAACTTGGTCGGTAGCAAGGCTATACTAACTGACCCTTTCTACGATCATGCGGCGCATAACTACTTCTTGTCGAAGTCTAAGATATCGCGTATTGCCAATCGAACTCTCAGGGAGATATCCATGAGGGACTGGCTTGTGAATGCGATCTTGCAGATCCGATGCGATACTGTCCTGAGATTCTCCCGTCCTCAGGATAAGAAGTATGATATGGGCTATCGGTTTATAAAGACCAATCACAGTGAGCCTGTTTCTCAGGAAGACATTGATAATATCAGGATGTTGGAAGATTACGTGTACCACTGCGGTAGGGCCGATGGCACACCGCGCGGCGAAGAGATGATGTTTGGCGAGTTCGTTAAGTTGATCACGTGGGATGCACTCACTTTTGGTCACATAGCGGTAGAGAAGGTGCTGACCCGCAAGGGGTCTATGCATAGATTTCGCCCTCTACCAGCTGAGACCGTTTATCGTATCAACCCGAACGTGTCAAAGGACACCGTAGAGAATCAGGCTAAGATTGCCCTCGAGATGTATCACAAGAAAAGATCAGACAATGATCCTAGAGGCGATGGTGCGCTGAATACTCCGAATATGGAGTATCTAAAGTACGTTCAACAAACCATGGATATGCGCGTCGTAAACGTATTCGGCGACGAGGACATGGTGTTCAAGCTATTCAATCCTAAGAATTTCGCTGACTCTAACGGCTACGCCATATCGATGGTCGAGCAAGCTGTAATAATGATCACCAACCACCTAAACGTAGAATCGTACAATGCAAATTACTTTACGCACGGGTACGCAGCAAGAGGAATCTTACATCTTAAAGGTACGGTTACTCAGAACACTCTCGCGTCTTTCCGTCGTCAGTTCTACAACACTATTTCAGGGTCTAATAACGCTTGGCGGACGCCGATTGTCGCAGGCCTGGATGACGTCCAGTGGATACCGATGTCAGGATCAGCACGCGAGATGGAGTACATCAACTTCAACTCCCACGTCATGCGATCCATCTGCGCCCAGTTTCAGATCGACCCCATAGAGGTCGGACTCGATTACCTAACTACAGCTAACGGTCGAGCAGCTTCCCAGGCTAAAGAATCTGGACAGTTTAAGATCACATACTCCAGGGAGAGAGGTCTATTACCGATCTTGTACTTCATAGAAGACGTAATAAATCAGGAGTTGATTCCTGCTCTAGATAAAGAACTTGCCTCTAGGTACAAGTTCAAGTTTGTCGGATACACCGATGACACTGCTCAGACGGACATATCGCTTAGACAGGCTCAGATGACGGTGTTTTCAACGATGAACGATCTCCTCAAAAACGAGGACAAGAA